AGATAGTTCTATTCAATATCCAGTTGATGGAAATGGTGTGCTTATGACAGTGCAACCTTTTAATACAACACAATTCTCTCAAACTGTTTCATTAGCAGATTCAGCATATGGATATTCAAATTCTGTTCATAATATATTACCATCAAAAGGTGATATAACAATTTGGGGAAATTCTAACACACAAAATACTGATGTTGAAATTCAATATTCACACGATGACGCAACTTGGTATTTTGCTAGTAATCATTTCGTAAGTTTTCACGGTGGAAGTAATGGGGATTTTGCTCTTGACTTTAAAACAAATGCGAATTATATCCGTGTAGCACAATTTAACAATCACGGTTCTGTTAGAACTTTATCAGTTAATATTGTTCTAACTTAATTATAAATTATTTTTTTTTATTTAGTTTTATTTTAGTTTTTTTATTTAAAATTAATTTCTAAATTATAATTATATATAAATCAATCTAGCAATTAAATATGACTTTTATTGAAAAATTAAAAAAGGAAATATCAGAAAAAAGGAAACTACGAGATAGTTCAATCAATGCTTATGTTTCTAATATGAATAAATTACATAAGATTATGTTTGATAAACCTATTGAAGATTTAGACTTTTTAAAAGATAAATCTAAAGTAATGAAAGCAATAGAAAATAAAAAACTAACTACACGAAAAACATATCTCGCATCAATTGTTGTTTCATTAATGTCTCTTGATAAAGATGAAAAACTTACTAGTTATTATCGTGATGCTATGGAAGGACTTGCTAAAGAATTTAATAGTGATATGGAGAAACAAAAGAAAAGTGAAGTTCAAGATAAAAATTGGGTAAGTCTTGAAGCATTAAGAAAAGTAATGAGGAAATATAGAAATGAACTTATGGAAAAAAAGATATTTCAAAAAGATAAAGATTTAAACAATAAAGATTTTGATTTATTACAAAAATGGGTTGTATCATCTTTATATATACTAGATGACAATCCTCCACTTAGATTAGATTATGCACCTATGGAAACTATAAGTAAATCAGATTATAATAATTTAACAGATAAAGAAAAAACTGAAAAAAACTATCTAGTAATTAAATCAAGAAATAGTAAAGATTTTAGTTTAGGAGATTATAAAACGTCAGGGACTTATGGGACTAAATTGATTCCAGTAGGTAAAAAGTTAAATAGTGTTTTAAATATATGGTTAAAATTTAATACTACCGGACATCTTCTTTTAAACAGTAGGAAAGAACCAATGACTGCTAATGGATTAACTAAATACTTACAAAAGACATTCGCACCTACTAATAAAAATATTAGTGCCTCTATGATTAGACATATATTTATAACAACTAAATTCCCACCTCAAAATAAAGAAAAAGAAGAGATAGCAAGTAAAATGTTACATTCAACAGAACAACAAACTTTATATTCTAAAAAATAGTTGCTAGATACTTATTTTATATTTTTAATAAATTATATTTCAAAATTAATATATTAGTTATAATTAATAAATAATAAATTAGAATCTTAATAAAGTAATCTAGTAAATAAAAATGGCGTCAGCATGGATTGAACACGTTAAGAAAGTAGCAAAAGATAAAAAAATACCATATAAAGAAGCAATGAGTGTTGCTAAAGCATCTTATAAAGGTACGAAAAAACCTTCTGCTAAAAAAGAAGTTGTTAAAGAAAAGAAGTAATCATTTAATTTTTATATTTTTTATAATTTTTTATATCAATATTAATATCTCTATTACTTATAATAAACAATTTATATAATATGTCTTTTGGTTTAGAAAGTTATGATTCTACTATTGCTGGATATGGTAATAGTGTAAGTGCTATAAAAAACTTCACTGATACTTATGATACTGATTTCTTTCGTAATTGGACAGAAAAACACAATCTATTTCAAGAAAAATTAAAAGAAGCATCTGATACTGCTAGTGGTATAGGTGGTTCTGTTTTAGCAGGACAACTGGGATTAAAAGCATTTCGAGCACGTGCTAAAGCAAAAGCAGATAAAGCAAAAGAAAATGAAGACCCAGAAGAACAACCAGAAGAACCTTCATCAGAATCACCAGTTGAAGAACCAACAGAAGAAGCACCAGCAGAAGAAGACGTAGCAGATGTAGCAGATGCTGATGCTGCCGCTCCAACAGCATCTACTCTAGGAGTAACACCTGATGCTGTTCAAGCTGCTGCTGATGATGAAGAAGACGTTGTAGGTTTTGGAGCAGATGAACCAGTAGCAGCAGCAGCACCAGAAGCGACATTTGCTAGACCTACAACATCAGGATACGAAGCACCAGAAACAGATGATGCTGTTCCACCAACTCAAGAACTTTCAAATTTAGGGGGAGATTCAACAGAATCTACTACTGCTGTAGGAACAGAATCAACCGTTATTACAGGAGAAGCAACCGAAGGAACTGTTGCTGCCGCTGGTGAAACAGCAAGCACCCTTTCTGCTGTAGGTGATGCTGCTCTTGCTGTTGGTGCTACTGCTTTAGATGTTGTTCCAGTTCTAGGTCTTCTTGCTGGTGTTGGTATTGGTTTATATGAATTATTCCATCATAAAAAAGCACCTCCAGCAGCACCCAATCAAGTAACTGTTTCATCACGTGGTGAAATGGTTCTTCCTAGTTATGATTCAGTAACAGATACACCAGCATCATCTAGTGCTTTTTAATTTTTATTTGTAATATTTATTTGTAATTTATTTGTTATTTATTTGTCTTATTTTTTTAAAGTAATTTATTTTTATAAAATTTAATTAAATTTAATTTATAAATTAATATCTTAATAAGTATTAATAACTAATTAAATCTATAATGTTTAAATCAAATGATGATTCAATGTTTGTTCCAACAAAAACGATTTCTATTAAACCAGAAGCACAAATCGATTACAATCCAAAAAATCAAAATACAATTCGATGGTTAATTCCACAACACATTGGATTTTTTGACCCTAGACAAACTATGATGAAATACAACCTTACAATGTCTGGACGAGGTTTTGCTAGACCTTCACATCGTGCTGGTGTCCACAGTTTGCTTCGTGATTTACGAGTTATGGATGGAACTGGTATGACGGAACTTGAAAGTATTCAAGATTACAATGTTTTAACTGCTCAATGGTGGGGTTATACACAAAATGAATCTATAGCACATAAACGTGATTTATTTGAGGGACGAAGTGCTAATCAAAACATTAATGAACAATTACTATATGGTGCTTCTCCATCTTGGGGTGCTACGAATACCAGTGTTCGACGAGTAGCAAAAACTGTTGAAATACAACAACCCATATATTCTGGTGTTTTAGGTGGCGACCGTGTTTTTCCAGTTGTTGCTACTCAAGGATTACGAGTTCAAATGACTCTTGATAATATTACTAGAAGTTTAGAAAACCCAAGTAATCTTGGATTAAAACAAGGTCTTAATGATTTAGAACTTAAAGTAGCAAAAACTGCTGGTGACGATGTCACTGCTGGAGATGCTGCTTTTACAGTTGTTGTAGATAATCCAGCAGGTGCTTCTAATGATAGAGGTGTCAATAATGCTCTTTCACCTACAAATAACAATCCTTTTGATATTGGTGATGTTTTATATGTTGCTCTTACTGATAGAAGTTCGGAAACTATTCTTGGAGTGATTACTGCTTTTGGTCAAACTGCTGGAGACCTTACAATATCGTATGTGCCAGACCGTGCTGCTGGTGTTGCTCTTACCACTACTTTCCCACCACAATCAAGACTTTACATAAAACAAGCAGACCGAACCAATGGATACATAACAACTCATGTTTCTGCTCTTATTGCTGCTTCTGCTGCTACTCAAATAAATTACACAATCTCTAATCTCGAAATGCTTCTTTTACAAGTCCAACCTCCTCAACAATATATTACTGGTATGATGAACCAAGTAGCATCCGCAAAAGGTCTTTCTATGGATTTCCGAACTTGGACTTTATACAGATTTAATCTTTCTACCAAGAACGGTTTAACTAATCAATTGATTCCAGCAAATCAACAACGTGCTTATTCTATCCTTTCTTTACCACTTGATATTGCTCTTCAAAATGATATTGCTGCCGATAGTTTCAAAGGTATTACTGATGGTTGTCAAAACTATCAATATGTATTTGGTGGTTCTCTAATCCCAGACCGTCCTATTGATTTAGTTCGATACACACAAACACCAGCACGAACTGATGCCCTTCATATTGTAGAACTTGAGAAAACCTTAGTCAATTGTGGTTATGGTGTTCGTAATCTCTTACGAGTCCCAAATCGATTTGTTTTAGGACGTGCCTTTTCTAAATATGGTCAAGTGATGAATTTAGATTCTGCTGACTTATCATTGCGAGTTGAATATAGTGCTGCTACAGAAGAAAAACTATTTGAACACTTTGTTCAATTTCTTCGAAGAGTCAATATTTCATCTAGTGGTGTTACAGTTATGTAATAATTTTCTTTTATTTATAATAATTTTTATTTTTTTTAATTAAATTTTAATTTATAATTAATATCTTAATAAGTATTAATAACTAATTAAATCATAATGAATATTATCAATATAGAGCGAAGTGAAATCTTACCACTTAATCCACCAAGTAATAATGCTTACAGTTTTAAAGAAGGTTTTCCTATCATCCAATTCATGATACCAAACCAGCCAAAACTACTCTCTGGTGGTTATATGCGACTTAATGGGGTGCTTCGAGTATGCCAACCTACTTCTACTGAAATAACTCCAGTATTAGCAAACAACAACGCTAATAAAGGCGGTGCTGCTTTTAATGCTGCTTTATCATCACGAATTGGTGTTGCTAGTGCTATAGACCAAATCACACTTTCTTCAATGACAAATCAAACTTTAGAAGTAGTCAGAAGTTATGGACGATATTTAGCATCTGCTCAATCAGTAACACATTCACAAGACGATTTAGACACTAATGTTCAAATAGAATCACTTTGTGCTTCGCGAAGTATGAATGGTGGTTTTACAGTAAATAATGATGTCTCTTTTTCTATTCCTCTTCGGTCTGGATTACTTAGTGGTGGAGAATCCATTCCTATAGGTACTAATGGAATACGTGGTATGATGGTTCATTTACAACTAGCACCAGATGCTCAAGTTCTTGGTGGATGGGTTGATAATACTGGAGCATCTCAAAATGATGCTGGTTCTTCTACAGGTGCTTTTTACCAATTACGAAATGTTTCTCTTTCATACAATCTATTAGTTCCAGATGCTACGGGAGCACAGCAGATGAGCACACCTTCTACTGGTTCTTTGAATTACAATGCTATTTCTCATTTATATAGTGTTGTTAATAGTTCAGATTCTACACAAAATTATAATCTTGGAGTTGGTAAAGCATTAAGTGTTTTTCATAATTTCCTACCTACTACACATATAAACAACTACGCACAAGATGGATTCGCAACTCCTAGACTTCAAAATGCTTCTTCTGGTGTTTACAATAGTGATGCTGAAATACAACGTGTTTCTTTCCTTAAAGGTGGTGTTCAATTTCCAATTGAAAATGATATTAATGTAGCAACTCCATCAGAAAATTCAAGACCACTTTCAGAACTTGAAATTAATTTCATTAATAGTATTAAACCATATTCTACAATGAATCATTCTTTAATGAGTCTTAATACTCAAAATGGTGTTGCTTCTAATGTTAACGCTCTTGATGGACTTGATACTTCTAAATTTACACAAGCAGAAGCGAAACCTGTATTTGGTATTGGGGTAGCAGAAGATCCATATCGTTCTGGAGTGGACTTTAAAGGCACCTCATACGGTGTTCGAATTGTTAGTGATTTAAATGGTAGTTCTCCCAACTCTGTATTTACATACGTACTTGCACAGAATACTTTAATGTTCTCACCAAATGGAATTGCTATTATGAGTTAATTAA